TATCTACGCCAACCTCGAAGAGGGGTCCGTTAAAATTTCTCTTGCCAACATCGAGCAAGCGCGTGAAACCCGTGCTTGGGCCATGCTCCGCAATCAATATCAGGGCATGTCCGAGGATTGGATGATCGACCAGCTTATGTCTGGCGTTCGTCTACGGGATGAAACCCTGAAACAGCCAATCCTTCTGGATCACTCTGACACAATCGTTGGTATGTCCGAGCGTTACGCTACCGATGGTGCCAACCTCGATAAATCAGTTGCTGACGGTCGGACGTCTCTGTCGCTCAACCTTCGTTCGCCGGCTATCCAGACTGGCGGCGTGGTTGTTATCTGCGCGCAAGCCTTGCCTGAAATGATTTATGAACGGCAGCGTGACTACTATATGCGCGCAACCTCGGTCGACGATCTGCCGAATCGGACGTCCGATGAGCTTGATCCACAACCGGTTTCTACAGTTAAAAACGGTGAAATTGATGAAAGTCACAGTCTTCCGAATGATCTGTTTGGGTATGCTCCTCTCAACCATGAGTGGGTGCGTCGTGCTCCAAACATCGGGGGGAAATACTATCGTCCCTCCTCGGCCGACGTCTGGGATGAAAACCGAAACCGAATCTGGTCAACAGAAGTCGTCGATCCGACCCTTGGGCCAGACTTCTACATCGCAAACGAGGTCTCGCACGAAGTGTTTTCCTCGCAAAACTCGGACCCGTTTGAATGGTGGTGCGCTGGCGACGTCCAGATTGAAGGACTGACATGGTTCGGGCCGTCTCTGCGCGAAGCTCAAGGCGATTATGACGCCATTGAAGCGCAGGTACCTACCGATCGGCTGGTCGGGGATGGAACAGACACATGAAAACTTCACCCAGCGATTGGCTTTGTTGGGATCAAAGTGAACCGCTCCCCTTTAAGGGGGGCGTGTCGTTTACGGTCCGAACTACAAAACCGTTATCTTGCACTAATGAGGACGGGCTGCCGCTTGCCTTTGGCAATGGCGAGCAGGAAATTTCTGTCACTGGTGACGGTGAAATCACCTTTAAGTGCCCGTCTGTTGTCTGGCTTCGTCCTTCTACGCGCGTTCAGGAACGGCTTCAGCGTTCAACGGAAGTGTTTACTTCCTTAGATCGTCCTGCGCCTATGTCGCCTGAAATGATCGCCATTCAACGCATGATGCGCAAAAACGAAATAGATCGTGAACGCGATCGCCAAGAAATGGAGAAACGTTTTGTTAATAGATCCAAACCTGAGTCTCGAACTGAATCTGCAAAGGCTTCATCTCCTGCATCGGCCGAGAAAGCGGAACCGGTGGGCGAAAACACTGAACGAAGCGCTGAGCCTTCTGAAAAACCCGCATCGGTTGCGGCAAGCTCAGATGCTTCGTCCGATCGAGTATCTGTCGAATCGGCAGGTGGAGACTGAAATAGCCCACCAGATAGTCAAAGACGCTGCCAAAGAGGGTATTCCTCTTTGCGCAGACGTCGAACAAAGCCGCACAGGCCCGCCTAACGTGGTCGTGCTGCATTATGACTATGGGCGTGACCTGTCCCTGCATGAAGCGACGGTTGTCCGGCAGATCGTCACTGTGGCGGCCGCTAAACACGACGCTAAGCCTGCCGGGACGTTAGACCCCTGTCGCTGGGCCTTCTATCATGAGCTTTCCGAATATGATCCCTTTGACGATGTAGACGACGGTAGTCGTCTTAATAAAATCGTCCGTGACGCTCAGACTGCTGTTGAAGAATACAACGCACGCTGAGTTTGCCAGTCGCCAATTTCCCCGGAATTGGCGGCTGGCCCCCTTATCCCCCTTGACCTCTATTGCGTAACTGACACCAGCCCCAAAAAACCCTTAATAAATGGTCCCTTCATTTGTGTTCCCAACCGATCAAGATCCAGAGGAAATTTAAAGATATGGACACCCATGTCGCCTGTCGTAAGTGCAAAGAATGTTTGCAGGCGCGTAAGCGTCACTGGATCGGTCGACTGATGGCTGAAGAACAAACGTCGAAGGCTGTTTGGTTCGTTACTCTGACCTATGGTGGCGGGTACGATAACATCGACGCCTATTGGATCAATTACAGCCACGCCCAGAAGTTCTTCAAGAAACTTCGCAAAGCCGGTCACAAGTTTAAATATGTGATCGTGGGCGAGCACGGCACTAAATTCGAAAGAGCTCATTTTCATTGTATGCTCTTTTGGCAATCCGAACCTCCTGATGTGGAGTTCAACACCGAATATGAATGGGAACCTTGGGAGCATGGGCACTCCTACATTGAAATCCCGAGATCGAAACAAGGATGCGCTGTTTATCTTATGGATTATCTGAACAAGGATAATCTCAAGCGCTCCGTTATGAAATATTCTAAAAACCCGATGCTGGGTTCTGAGTACCTGCTTCAATATGCTGAAAAGCACGTTAAGGAAGGAATTTCACTCTTCCCTCAGGACGCTGTTTTCACAATACCTAACAATTCCAACAAAAAGGGGAATCTGTTTTACTACCCTGTCGGCCGAGACACATCTATGTTTGAACAGATGATGATGGCCTATCTCAACCTTTGGGCTGAACTGAGGCCCGATCAACCTATTCCTCTCTCGGAGGATTTAACTGACTTTCTTTCTGATATCTGTCAGGACCCGGATCGGCTCGGCCCTGCTCTGCAACGCTTCATTGCCCGTCATTATGGTTATGAGGCTGTGCCTGATATTTGTTTTGATACAGAAACGACTTACGCTTTCGAAAACTGCAATCTCATCCATCGCGGTGAATGCCTTCACGCGATTGTTTACAACCAACATGGAGATGAAATATGGCACGGCGTCCTAAAAAACCTCGCGTACAGCGCAAGTCAAAGGGCAATTCCTCAGGGGGATCTTCTTCTGGCAATCGCAGAGCTCAAAAAATGCGTACCACCTCGGGCAGTCCCTTATCTGCAAGAGGTATTCGCTCTTCTCAACTGGCAGTCTCGGTCGACAACGTTATCCGACCCAAGCCCCCTTTTGAGCCAGTTCTTGCGAGATCCGCCCCTGGACGCCCTGCCCAAAAAGCAATGGCCAAAGTCGGCCCGGTCTCTAAGCAAAGACCAGATCCCCCAAAAGAGCGCATCGGCGGCAAAAAGCCGCTCTCCCTGAAAACCGCTCCTAAAACGCCTGCCCAATTGGCTGCGTTTAACGAAAAGCGCCGTAAGAAGCGTAATTCGGAAGGCTATGCCTTCGATGCTGGCTGCTTCCCTCGGCCCGATTCGGGCAAGGGCGCTGCTGCTCGTTGGGATCCTAACCACGTAAAAAAGCGAGGCAATGAGCCTCGCCGCTGGTGTTAGTTACGCAAAAATAATTCATTTTCTGTCATAACAGGCCCACAATTACACCGTAGGCTATCCAGCCAAGAAATCCGTATAGCAAACAATACAGATACATCTTCATTATCCATTCAATCATTGTTTAATCCTTTCACTGGCAGTTACAGAACGGGCAAAGCCCGCTCTGAAACTCTGCCACGTGGCGAACGCGCTCCCCGCGCAGGGGTCGCCGTAGCTCAAGGGGGTTTAGGTGCGGCCCGCAGGCGCAGCCGAGGACACGGCCCCCTTGAACGCAGGTGAAATAACAAACAGGCGCGTCCGCGCCGGTACTCAGTGTGTTTGCGCTCTGCGTATCGCTTTCGCATCGCTCGGTCGATGGAACGAATAAAACACACAACAACAATCTTTTTATGCCGCGAAGTGGCAACAACAGCCGCGTGCAGCGCTCGGTCCCACCGCCTAACAAACACAAACAAACACAAACAAACAAAACCATATTACGGCAAAAAAGTTGACAAACGCTATCCAACCGTGGCCTGTTCGGACTGTCTCCAACTCTCAAAAAGGAAAAGCTATGCCCGGTCCACTCGCCCCGGCTCTTATTTCTGCGGGAACGTCCCTTTTGGGCGGTCTCTTCGGAAGGAATAAGGGACCGTCTATTGCTGAACAGCGTGAAAACCTCAGGCAAACCGAATTGCAACGCTTTAGCTGGCTCCGTGATGGAGCCAGAAAAGCCGGGTTTAACCCGCTGACTGTTCTTCGCGCTACTGGTGGGCAAATGGCCCCTGCCATGAGTCAACAAACCCCTTTGAGTTCTCGCGCTATCGTGGGCGAGGCTATTAAAACCTTTGGAGGCACTTATGCGCAGGATGCGATTGAACGCGCAGCGGAAGATCGCGCGCAGGAACAATGGAAAGACCGGTTCGATTATGAAATCGCCAACCAGCCTCCGATCGTGCCGCCTGTGCGGTCGGGTCCGGTCTCTCCTCAAGTGGGGAAAATCAAAATAGGCGGTGACCGCGCGTCGGATTATCTCGTCGAACACGGCCCGTTAGCTGGCCGGTACGTTATCCCTGCTGACGGCGGTTATCGCCTCGCCCCGCAAGGGTGGGTTCCTGCTGGTTTGACAGAGGACCTCTTTGCGGGCCTCGCTTCTGAGGTTTCCGGCGTTACGTCCTCGGCGTTATTTAGGTCTTGGCCTAAAATCAGTGTTGCTAAAGACGGTACTGTCCGGCTTCCACAAACTAAGAAAGGAAATTCAACCCCTCTTAAGATCGACATCACTCAATCGCCCAAATACGGGCAACCATAAGGAAAATCGAAATGGATACTGTGCGTCAAACGCAGAAACAACACTCCACCTCTGTCCGCCCAACTCAGGTCTGGCCTGAAAACTATCGGCGCGGCCCGGTCAGCCATGAGCGGTTGCGCCGCTCTGATAACGTCTCCGTTGTCACCTCTTCTTACGGCGGCAAGTTGGTCCCCATTAAAATGATCCCTCTCCTTCGTGAGGACGGGATTCTTAACAGCCGATTGTCTATCAACGTGCAAATGGCTGAAACAGCCGATTTGCTTCTTAACCCCGTTCGCGTGTCGGCAATGGCTTATCTGGTTCCAAAGCTTGCCTTTGATCGCTTCGCGGATATGGGAACCATTGACCGGTCTTACAACGGCCAACCCGAGGTGGATGCCTCTGTCGTCCCTTGGTTCGACTCCTATACCTACAATGCCCCGCCTCCGGGACAGACTCCGGATCCCGGTATTCTGAAAACCTTGGGATTACATGCGCCGGACGGCGCTAGCATCAACAGCGACTATATCGAAGCCTACAACGCGGTCTGGAATTATATTGCATTGCAGCGTTCTACCAGCCTGACACCTCGAACGGCTCTGGACACAACTCTGGCCCCTGCCTTCTGGGAACATACCCAGATGAAACACGTTGTTCCGACCTTTGACGCCGCAATGGTGGAAGGCGAAATCCCGATCGCCTTTACTTCCGGCGGCGCTCTGGCCGTTTCCGGCCTTGGCATATCCAATCCGGGAGCCTCTGG